AAGACCCACAGGAAGAAATTATTTGTTTGTCTGTAAAAAATCAAACGAATAAACAAATCATTACTTGGGGTGTAGGTAAATATCATACAGACCGACCAGATGTAACTTATGTTGAATGTAAACATGAGAAGCAATTGATGTTTGAGTTTATGAAGTTTTGGATTAAAAACCATCCAGATGTTATCACAGGTTGGAATACAAAGTTTTTTGATTTACCATATCTTGTAAACAGAATTAAGTTGATAGCTGGTGACGAAGTTGCCAACAAACTATCTCCTTGGGGTTTGATTAATCGCATGGAACTTAATGTTCAAGGTAGAGTACAAACTGTTTATAATATTTACGGCGTTGCAATGTTAGATTACCTTGACTTGTACAAATGGTTTATACCAACAAGACAAGAGAGTTATAAACTAGACTTCATTGGTGAGTTAGAACTAAAACAACCAAAGAATGAAAACCCATTTGACACATTTAAAGAATTTTACGAGAAAGACTTTCAAAAGTTTATTGATTATAACATACAAGATGTTGAAATCGTTGACGCATTAGAAGATAAACTTGGTCTTATTGATTTGAGTTTGACAGTTGCATATGATTCAAAAGTAAACTATGATGATATATTCTCACAAGTTAGAGTATGGGACACATTGATTGCAAATCATTTATTGCGAAAAAATATATGTGTGCCACCAAGAGAAGAACATAGTAAAGAAACAAAATATGAAGGCGCTTATGTAAAAGACCCTATTCAAGGCGGCCATGATTGGATTGTTTCATTTGATATCAATTCACTATATCCACACATTATTATACAATACAATATATCGCCAGAGAAGATACTTGGTGAAAGCGGACAAGGTGTCAATGTTAATAAAATGATTGACATGAAAGTACCACTTAACTATCTTAAACATGAGGGTGCCTGTTTAACACCAAACGGTGCCAAGTTTAAGAATGATAGTCAAGGTTTTCTACCTGAAATGATGGAGAAAATGTACAATGACCGTGTTGTCTTTAAACAGAGAATGTTAAAGGCAAAAGCCGAGTATCAAAAGACCCCGACAAAAGAACTTGCCAGAGAGATTGCAAGGTGTCACAATATTCAATGGTCAAAAAAGATTGCCTTAAACTCAGCTTATGGTGCAGTTGGTAATCAATACTTTAGATTTTATGATGTAAGACAGGCGAGTGGTATTACTACAGCCGGTCAATTTATTATTCGTTTTATTGAGAAGAAAGTTAATGAATATCTAAATCAAATACTACAAACACATGGTGAGGTAGATTATATTGTTGCCTCAGATACAGATAGTATCTATGTTAGATTTGATAAACTTGTAGCTAAGACTTGTCAAGGTAAAACAAATGACCAGATTGCAGACTTTCTTGGTAAAGTTTGTGATAACAAAATCGAACCATATATTGAAAAATGTTTTGATGAATTAGCAGATTATTCTAACGCATTTAAAAACGCAATGGTGATGAAACGAGAAGTAATCGCCAACAAAGGAATATGGGTGGCTAAAAAGAGGTATATGCTGAATGTACTAGACGAAGAAGGCGTAAGACTTTCTGACCCGAAACTAAAGTTAATGGGCATAGAAGCAGTCAAGTCTAGTACACCTCAGGTATGTAGAGGTAAAATTAAAGAAGCAATAAAAACAATTATGTCCAAGGAACAAAGTGACTTGCATAAACTTATTGCTGACTTTAAGGAGGAGTTTATCAATCTACCGCCTGAGGCTATTGCTTTTCCTAGGAGTTGTAACAATCTAAGAAAGTATGCTAGCAATAGTAGTATCTTTATTAAAGGCACACCCATTCATGTTAAAGGTGCATTGATTTATAATCACCAACTGAAAGAAGCAAATCTTGGTATGAAATATCCTTATATACAAGATGGCGACAAGATAAAGTTTCTTAAATTAAAAGAAGCTAACCCATTTAAATTTGATGTTATTAGTTATATTAGTACACTACCAACAGAATTTAAATTAAAAGAGTATGTCGATTATGAGATACAATTTCAGAAAACATTCCTGGATCCTATGCGATTTATTTTAGACGCAATAAATTGGAAAGCAGAACCAGTAGCTACATTGGAGAGTTTCTTTGATTAATTTACCAGACAAAAAGTACAAAGTAATATATGCCGACCCACCTTGGTTGTTTAGAACAAGGTCAGACAAAGGAAAAGAAAAAAGTCCTGAGGCACATTATGAATGTATGTCACTAAATGATATCTGTAGTATGCCTATTAGAGATATTGCAGATGAAAATTGTGTATTATTAATGTGGGTGTGTGACCCTATGTTAGACCAAGCATTAAAAGTTATTGACGCTTGGGGTTTCAAATATAAAACCGTAGGTTTTACATGGGCAAAAACAAATAGAAAGACACTTGGATTTTTTACAGGTTTAGGATATTGGACTAGAGGTAATCCTGAAATGTGTTTACTTGCAACAAAAGGTAGACCAAAAAGAATACATAAAGATGTTGCACAATTAGTGGTTGCACCAAGAGGTAAACATTCCGAAAAACCACTTTTGCATGGTGAGATAGAACGGCTTGTGGAAGGGCCATACATTGAACTGTTTGCAAGAAAAAAGACCAGAGACCATTGGGATTTTTGGGGTAATGAAGTATGAGCATATGTTTAGCGCTTGCCTTATCGGCATTATGTGTTATAATACCTGCTTTAATGTTATGGAAAATGAATGACGAAGACCCTAAATAAAGAAGAAGCACTATATTGTGCTAATGTATTCTCAAATTATTTTGACCAATTTACTAGAATTGACCAATATATGAGAGACCAAAAGATGGCTCAAATAGAGACCATACCTACTTCACTTCCTGGTATGGGATTAGAAAACGAATTGTTTAGTGATTTTACCATGTCGCCTGAAGATATGGATTTAGAAGTAGTTGAACTTGATAATCACACATGGGACACTTGTATTAATTTAATTTCAAGTCATAGTAATATGGTAAGTATTCCTGGTAAAAGTTTAAAGCTGGCAGTAAAAGAAAAAAATACAAATACATATGTTGGGTTTATGAGATTTGGTTCTCCTGTTATTAATATGAGACCTAGAAATATATTACTAGGTAATGTGCCTGATTTAAAAGTATTTAATAAAACTGCCATTATGGGATTTGTAATTGTACCATCACAACCTTTTGGTTTTAATTATCTTGGTGGTAAATTATTGGCTGCCTTGTGTTGTTCACATTCAGTTAGAGAAAAACTAAATGAAAAATATGATATGAATTTAGTTATGTTTGAAACCACAAGTTTATTTGGTAATAGTAAATCGGCTAGTCAGTATGACGGTATGAAACCTATGTTGAAAAATAGAGGTCTAACTGATAGTGATTTTATTCCTATGATACATGGCAAACCATTTAAAGATTTACTTAATTATGTTGAAGACAAAATAGGTGTATTCATCAAAGAGGATGCCTCTAGTAGAAAATTAAAAATCACCACAGCTATTCAAGGTTTAATTAAAAAAACATTAGATGGTGATGACTTACAAAAATTTAAAGATACAATTACCAATGCTAAAAAATTAACTGAGCGTAAAAGATATTATGTATCTAACTATGGTATAGAAAATTATATTGATATAGTAAATGGTAAAACAGATAAGATTATTAAAGCACCAAATTTTGATAGATATAATGATGTTGAACTGATTAATTGGTGGAGAAAACTAGCTACCAAAAGGTTTAATAATATCAAAGAAGACGGTAGACTAAGAAATGATATTGAAATTTGGACTAAAGATAGTCAGATAGATATAATTAGATAAATAATATGGTGAGCATACAACCAAAAGAATATAAAGAACTAAAAGAATATTGGGACTTTCAAAGAAAGAAAGAATACAATAAAGAAAAAGTTATGAAAATGTGTGATAGTTTTGGTGGTAGACTATATGACCAATTTGGTCCTGTACCTTTACAAGAAGTAAAAGATACAATCTGGTCTAAAATACCACAATTAGAATATGAGGATCCACCGGAAGAGTGGATTCCAGAGGATCCTAACTATAGATTATGGTATGAAACAGGCGATATAACTATCAAAGGAAGCTTGACAAAGACGGAAAATAGTATATAATAGACACAACTAAGGAGCAAATATGAGCAATTTTTTAAAAGATATAATTAAAGAAACTGGTAATGAATATGCCAGTTTAGTAAGTGAGGGTGTCGATAGTGCAGATGTAACCAGTTTCATAGACACAGGCTCATATTCATTCAATGCGTTACTATCAGGTAGTATCTATGGTGGTATGCCAGCAAACAAGATTACAGCAATTGCAGGTGAAGCTGCTACAGGTAAAACATTTTTTGCATTAGGTATCTGTAAGGCATTTTTAGATAAGAATCCAGAAGCAGGTGTAATTTACTTTGAATCAGAGGGTGCAATTTCAAAAAGTATGATTGAAGCTAGAGGCGTTGACGCTACTAGAATGGTAATTGTTCCGGTTGCAACTGTACAAGAATTTAGAAGTCAATCAATTAAAATTATAGACAAATATTTAGACCAAAAAGAGGCAGATAGAAAACCTTTGTTGTTTGTATTAGATAGTTTAGGTATGTTATCGACTACAAAAGAAATGGAAGACACAGCTGCCGGTAAAGAAACAAGAGATATGACAAGGTCACAAATTGTCAAATCTACATTCAGAGTATTAACATTAAAATTAGGTAAGGCTGGCATTCCAATGATTATGACCAACCATACATATGATGTTATTGGTTCTATGTTCCCACAAAAAGAAATGGGTGGTGGTTCAGGTTTGAAGTACGCTGCCTCATCAATTATATATTTAAGTAAAAGAAAAGACAAAGATGGTACCGAAGTTATTGGTAATATTATTCATTGTAAAAATTATAAGTCAAGGTTGACCAAAGAAAATGCAATGATTGATGTTAAGTTAACATATAAAACAGGATTAGATAGACACTATGGCCTATTAGAATTAGGTGAAGAAGCTGGTGTATTTAAGAAAGTATCTACAAGATATGAAATGCCTGATGGTACAAAAGTATTTGGTAAGAGTATCAATGAGAATCCAGACAAGTATTTTACAACAGAGGTATTAGATAAGATTGATGAACTCACAAAAAGAAAATTCACATACGGCGAAGACGAAGAATAAAAACTATACTTTCGTACAAAAAGAGGGCGAAGACTATACTTGCATAAAGTTAACCTCTGAAAAGTATGATGGTATAATTTTTAAATACGGCAAAGTTGGTTTCGGCAAAGATGAAAATCCTGATGGAACCTTGCCAATGATATTTGATTATGATATAATAAGAAATCCTAATAAAAAAGAATTAGGTGATGAAAAAGAATTTGTCAACCATATTGGTGACATATTATTAGAACTGATGGAGAAACAAATACAAGATGGTACAGCAATCATTAAGTGATAGAATAGAAACTACAATATTAAGTAATCTTTTCTTCAATGAAGATTTTACAAGAAAAGCATTACCTTTTATTCAAGCTGATTACTTTACAAATAGTGATGAACAAACACTATTTACAGAGATTGAAAAGTTTGTAGAGAACTATAAAAACTTACCTACAAAAGATACCATTCTTATTGAGCTTGGTGGTCGTAAAGACTTAACCGAAGAACAACTTAAAAACTTAAAATTATTAGTTGCTGGTGCCAATAATACACAAGTAGATTTAAAATGGTTGTTAGACGCAACTGAAAAGTGGTGTAAAGATAGAGCCGTGCATAATGCAGTATTGTCCGGTATTAAGATTTTGGACAATAAAGACCAAAAGAGAACACCAGAGGCAATACCTGGTATTTTATCAGACGCCTTGGCAGTTAGCTTTGATAATCATATTGGTCACGATTATTTACAAGACGCAGAAAAACGATATGATTGGTACCATACAAAAGAGAAAAAGTTTAAATTTGATTTAGACTTCTTTAACAGAATTACAAAAGGTGGTGTACCAAGTAAAACACTTAACATTGCCCTTGCAGGTACAGGTGTTGGTAAATCTTTATTCATGTGTCATGTTGCCTCAAGCTTTTTAACACAAGGCAAGAATGTATTGTATATTACTTTAGAAATGGCTGAAGAAAGAATTGCTGAAAGAATTGACGCAAACTTATTTGATATCCCTATGGAAGATATTAGAGATATGCCTAAACAATTGTATGATAACAAAGTTGATAAGTTAAATGCAAAAACAAAAGGTCAATTAATTATCAAAGAATATCCAACTGCCTCTGCTCATAGTGGTCACTTTAGAGCATTGATTAACGAATTAACATTAAAGAAATCATTTAAGCCTGATGTTGTGTTTATTGATTATCTAAACATATGTGCTAGTGCAAGATTTAAAGGTGGTAATATATCATCTTATTTTTACATTAAAGCAATCGCTGAAGAATTAAGAGGTCTTGCTGTTGAGTTTGATATGCCTATCTTTAGTGCAACACAAACGACAAGAACCGGTTTTGCAAGTACAGATATTGGATTAGAAGATACATCTGAATCATTTGGTCTTCCAGCAACTGCTGACTTTATGTTTGCCTTAATGTCAAATGAAGAACTAGAAGCTTTAGGTCAAATGAAAGTTAAACAGTTAAAGAATAGATATAATGACCCTAGTATGAATAGAGCATTTATTGTTGGTGTTGATAGAGCTAAAATGAGATTGTATGATGTAGAAAACAACGCTCAGAATATTGTTGATAGTGGTCAAAAACAAGAAGACAATTATCCAAAACCAGAGGATGCTTACAGTAAGTTTAGTGATTTTAAAATTTAATTATGCCGTCAAAAACTAAAAAACAAAAGGTTAGATTTCACAAAGGTGATAAAAGACCTGGTGGTAAAGCTTTACAGGAGAAAGATTTGTACTATACAAAGAAGATGGTTAAAAAAGGTAAGAAGATAGTATGGCATATTATCGAACATCCTTCAAAACGAATAGTCAAAGAATGTTTTTTTGAAGAAGACGCTTCTGATTTTGTAAAGTTTCAAAACAAACACAAAGTTTGGCTAATCAATGGTGGTATTCCAGACTTCTTATGTTTTAAAGGCGAAAAAAGGGCTTGACTTCATTACCATACTAGTGTATAAATAGTGGTAT